TATCTCGCAACATCTCTTCCAAAAACAACTGACTCTATATCAGCAGAAGAGATTGAATTCCAATATCAAGAAGCTATGTTTGGTGGAGACTCTACAGAAAATAGCCTTTTCAACACAAATAATGGCAGCCACATCATATGACACTTTTTCCTCAACTAGACAGCAAATACTATTCTGATCAGACAGACAACGACAAAGATATAAAGTTGCAGATGGAGCAAAATTATTCAGCTCATATAACAATGAACCAAGCTTTTTGGGCAGAGGCTGATATTGATTCTAGGTACAAAGCTAATGATCAGACTGTCTGGAAAGAGCTGCATGGAAATTCACCAACATTTAGAAATCGCAATCTATCATTCAATCGGATTCGTCGTATTTGCAACATGATCACTGGCTACCAACGCAGAAATAGGATGTCATCAATTGCTATCCCTATCGAGAACTCTGATCAAATTACTGCTGACCAATTTTCTAAAGTCATGCTTTGGGCTATGAATAAAGAGAACACTCTGGAGACAATTTCCCAAGGTTTCGATGGAGCTATTACTACTGGAATGAACATTTTAGCTGTATGGATGGATTACCGTGAAGACCCGATTAATGGGGATATTAGAGTTGATAATTGCGCTTATAACAGCTTTTTGATAGATAGCTTTTTCAAGAAACACGACCTAAGCGACTGTAACTTTGTTTGGACTAGAAAGTGGCTCACTAAAACTCAAGTAAAATCTCTTCTTCCAGACAGAGCCTCAGACATAGACAATCTAAGTTCTCTCGGACATAGAGATGGTAAATTCCAATTCATGCCAGAGTCATACAACTATAATATCAAAGACCTACTTTCCTATGATGAGTATTGGTATCGAAGCTTTAGAGATCAAAAACTTTTAGTCGATATGGTGACTGGTGAGACCATGGAGTGGAATGGCGACGATGAAGCGCTCAAAGCTTTTCAAAGAAAGTTTCCTGAAATTACTGTAATAAATAATCAGATACAGACCACTAAGCTTGCTATTCTTGTTCAAGGAAGCGTTATGTATCATGGACCTAATCCAATGGGAATCGACAAGTATCCGTTTGTTCCAGTTTTGGGATATTACGAACCACAGATCAACGACTTTCCTTTAAGAATACAGGGAGTAGTCCGCGGTCTTAGAGATGCTCAATACATCTACAACCATCGAAGAGAAATTGAGCTGAAAATATTAGAATCACAAATCACATCTGGCTTCAAATACAAGGCTGACTCTCTTGTAAACCCTAAAGATGTTTTTCTATCTGGAGAGGGCAGAGGTTTAGCACTTAAGCGAGAAGCTCAGATGACAGATGTCGAGAAAATAGAGCCACCTTATATTCCCCCGTCGATGCTTGAAATGTCGAAAATAATGAGTGAAGAAATACAAGAAATTAGCGGAGTAAATGAAGAACTGTTAGGTAGTGCATCTGACGACAAGGCGGGGATTCTGTCTATGCTACGTCAGGGTGCTGGCTTAACAACTCTGCAAACACTTTTCGATCAACTTGACTTTTCACAAAAGCATCTCGGGAGAATATATTTAGACTTAATTCAAGCTAACTTTTCACCTGGAAAAATCAAAAGAATAATCGGAGAGGAGCCTAGTCAGCAGTTTTACTCTAAAGCTTTTGGGAAATATGATGTTTCTATTGAAGAGGGTCCTAACGTAAATCAAAAGCAAATGCAATTCCAACAGCTGCTCGCTCTCAAAGAATTAGGTCTACCAATACCATCGGATATAATTTTAAAGGCGTCTACTGTACAGAATAAAAAAGAGCTGTTAGACGCGGTAGAATCAGGGGAAAAGCAACAAGCACAGATGAACCAAATAAAAATGAAGCAAGAGATTGAAACGCAAAAAGCAATAATAAAAGACTTAGAATCAAAGGCTCAAGCAAACACAGGCCTTGGATTGGAGCGTGCATCTCGTGTACAAGAAAATAGGGCACTTGCTGTTGAGAAACTCGCTGAGGCTAAAAAAGACAGAGACATAGGAGCTTTGAATACCGTTAAAGCAATGAAAGAGCTAGAAGAGATGGATATAGGGCAGATAGAAAAACTGTTAAAGCTGTCCGAATACATCAAAGGCACTGAGTCTTACGAGTCTATGCAAGAGAAGGCTCAAGTGAAAGACCCAAACATTGAAGAAATTGCCGTTATGTCAGATAAAGAAGATGAGCAACAACAACAACAGCAACAACAACAGCAACAACAGCAACAACCTTAAAAAGGAGAAAATAATGAACAAAGAAAAAGAAGAAATGAACTCTGGAGCAATGATTTCAGAAGATTATAACGCACCATCTAACCTACCAAGAGAAGTAAAGCATGTTAACTACCCTAAGAAAAACTATTTCAAGAGTGATGCGATTGATGACACAATTGAGGGTATCGATAAAAGAAACAATCAAAGTGTTAAAAAAATTAGCAAAAATCTAGATATAGACTATTAATGTCTATGCCTAGACCATCTGGAAGGGCTCAAAAAATAGCAGAAGACACAATACCAGGTCTAAACAAAAACAACCCTTCCAGCAGAAAAAGAACGCGAAATAAAGACAATGTAGAGACAACAACCGTGAAAATTAACGAAAAAATGGGAATGAATCTATGGAAAAAAAGAAAAAGATAATCTTCAATAAAAAATTTATCACATACCTTTTTTTAATTTTTATCGTATTTTGGTCTGTATTTTTGCTGTTAAATAAAGGAGGTATGAGATGAAAGATGATTTTGTAAAAACTACCGAAAAAAGAAACCGTAGCACATACAAAAACGCAATATTTGATAAGGATGGATGGGCTGATGCGGAAAAATCTTCTCCAATTCCATTTGACCTAGTTACAGTAGAGACTAAAACAAAAAAAAATATTAAAGCGTGGTGGGGAGAGGGCGATTGGTTTGGATATAGATTAAAAAAAACTGATGAAATTATAAGATGGAAAAAATTCAAATATGAGCACCTTGTCACGTAAGACAGCTGGAGAACACTCACTTGAACTCCAAAAAAAAACTGATGAAAAAATTAACTCCATTGATCTTGAGCGGGAAATCCACAAAGGGAATAACGAAGATGTTTCTTTTGAGAACCAAGTAAGAATTGCAGTAGACAGGGGTAAAGAAGATTTTGAAGGTGATTTTTTCGTTGTCGTACTTTTCAAGAAAGAAAGGCTGTTAAAAAATATCATCAGGCAATATTTCTTCCCAAGAGAAAGCTGCCCCACACCTCAGTATGATCAAGTTGTATACCACTATTTCAGAAAAGATCATAAGATAGATTTAGTGTGGGTAGTTCCAGACAAGCAGACTGTTATAGACATGGTAATGATTGGAGATATGCTACCAAAAGATCAGCAAGACCTTGTCAAGTATGCCTGTGACTTTAATAGTGGAGAGCTCGACAAATTATGCGACCGTCTAAACACGTGCAGCTAACTCATCTTTTTTATCTACCATTGCAACTACTCCTTCTATAGTTGCTACTTGCGAGAAGTACTATGCCGCACACTTGAATTTAATTGTAATTAGTTGTAATCGTGAATTAATCCAATATTCGTTCCCCAGCGTCAATGGGATTGGATTTCTTAAGGCAGTAACTCGGATTCGCCCCGAAAAAAGGAGTAATAATGGCAACAGAAACACAAAGCGTATCGGAAGAAATTCCAGCAGAGGAAGTCGCTAAGCCTTTAGAAGAAGAGACCAAAGAGTCTCCTAGCCTAGATACTCAAGAGGAAAGTTCTCAAAACTCCGAAGGTAGTGACAAAGATTACAACTTCAGACAGATGAGAGAGACCCTCGCACAACGTGATGAAGAGTTAAGGGTTTTGCGTGAATCTTCTGTAAAATCGGAAGAGCTTGGTAACGATGATCTTGTTGAAGGGAAGCACCTGAAAAAAGGACTCTCCGAGATTAGAGATTTAATTCGAAAAAAAGAGTTAGAGACAGTTCCAGACAAGCTAAAAGCTCGATTCGAAAACTTTGATAATGTTGTGTCGAAAGAAAGTTTAGAAAAATTAAGAAAAATCGAGCCTGAGCTGTACCAGACATTGCAAGTTGAAAGTGGTAGAAGCTTGAGTGCGGACGACCTTTTATCCAAGGGTATCTCTGCTTATAAAATGATCAAGTCATTCGGAATTGTTCCAGAAAACAAAGAATTCACAGACAAGAAAGAGCAAGTTAAGTCTAACCATAGAAAACCTATAAGCACGCAAGCTATTAAAAGTTCTGGGGCTATCCACGAAGCGAACGCATTTGCTAATGGACTTACCAGGGAATTAAAAAGCCAACTCAACAAGGAGATGATCGAAGCAGCAAAGGCTCTATAAAAAATCGAGGTATAAATGACAACAACAACAAGCATTTTGTCAGCACCGGTTCAGCAATCGTTTTCCTACAAATTGTTGTCTGTTCCAACTCCAAAGTTTATTTATGGTATCCCTGCGATGCTGAAACGTATGCCCCGTAATGGCGGAACAACATACAGAATGAGGCGTTACAACCCTCTAGGCACTGCAACAGTTCCACTTGGAAACTCATCAGTAACTCCGCCAGCCCAACAACTTACTGCTGTGGACATCGATGCGAAGATGGACTTCTACGGAACATACGTAAAGATTGACGAGCAAGTAACACTAACATCCCAAGATCCAGTGCTCAACGAAGCAGCCCAAAGACTTGGAGTTTCACTTCGAGCTACAGAGGATGAACTAACAAGAAATATGCTGCAAAGTACAGCTAGCACAATAAATTGCACGGGAGGTGTAAATTCTGATAATCCAACAGAGCTGACACGTTCTGATGTAGATACGGTTATTCGTTCTCTAGCAGATTCAGATTGTGTGACTATAGGAGAAATGATCGAAGGAGAAGATAGATTCGGAACAAGCCCAGTTAGGGACGCCTACTTTGCTCTTGGATCAACAAAATTAATCGGTGACTTAGAGCAGGTAAACGGTTTTATTTCTAAAGCCCAATATCCAAATCAAGCTACTACCTTAAGTGCGGAGTGGGGATCAATCTCTAACTTAAGATTTTTACTTTCTAGTGTTGGAAGCAAGTCTGAAAGTGCATCTAACCTTGGAAGTGATGTCTTCAATATCACCTGCGTTGGCATGGAAGCTTACTGCATTGTTGAGCAAGATGGATATAGTTCCCAATTCCTATATCGCCCACCAATATATAGCGGTCCTTTAGCTCTACACTGCGAAGTTGGTTACAAACTTGCCCAAGCTCCTCGGATCACTAACGATTCCTGGGTTGTTAATCTATGCACCACGCTTGCCGCGTAAGGAGGAAAAAATATGGATGGAACAATTTTGCAACAAGGTGAATTCACTTCAAATGGATCATCAAAAGAATTAAGAATTCGCTCTGACGTAGATTTCATGAGAGTATTGAATTACACGGTAGCAGGATCTGATCAAACTACAGCTATTGGGGTGGAATATTCTTGGCAGAGAGGAATGCCTACAGATGGTGGAATTGAGTATAAGAAATCAAACGCTGCCAATGCTGAAAATCTCACTCAGGCGTTGACATCTGGAGGATTCACTCTAATGGACAGCTCTGATAAAACTCTTGGAGAACTAAAATCCACTATCACAGCAATTTCAAGTGCTGCAATCCCTGTAGTTACAAATAGCGGTGTAAATGGCGTTTCTTTTGGAGATGTTGTACGCCTAATTGATGTTACAGGAGCTCAGCAGCTTGGTGGAATGGATTTCACAGTTGGTTTAAACACCTCAAGCAATACTACTTTTAGCTTGGACTATATGAGTCAAGTTGTAGCAGCGACAACAGGTTCGTGGAGAAAGATAAATTTTGACCCACAATTTTACCCAAATCGAAGAACTATAACAAGCATCACGAAAGCAAGTAATGCCGTTATCAAGCTATCAGTACAGCACAGATTTTCGTTAGGGCAGTCATTTAAAATTGAGATTCCAGCGGTCTATGGAATGCAAGAAATGAACCTGATGAAGGGAAAAGTGATCTCTATAGACAATTCTGAAAACACAATCACTGTGGATATTGATTCTAGTGGATTCTCTAGCTTTGCATTCCCAATTTCTTCGGAAGTTCCTTTTACTATGGCTACTGTTATCCCAATTGGAACAACTTCAACAATTGACAACGTAAATAATTTAAATGGAGCGACAAGAAATACATCTTACATTGGAATTTCACTTGCAGCTGGGATTGATAGCCCCGCAGGATCTGATGATGACAAGATTTTTTGGCAAGCTGGTAAATCATTTAGCAACGATATCCATTAAAAGGAGAACTGATGGTAACTTCAATTAAAAGCAAAAAAACTACCCAAGAAAAAGACAAACAGATTGTCAGTGGAATTTTCAGAAACCCTGAATCTAGTGGTGGAGGTTTAGACTTTAGGTTCAAGAAATATAAAGGAGATAGAGTCGAGAAATATTCTTTTATAGATGGAGGGGAGTACAAAATTCCACTCATGGTAGCTAAGCATATTAACAAAACTTGCAGATATCCAAAGCATTCATATGTTCTAGATGCAGATGGAAAGCCAACTAAATCTGTAAATCAGTATGTTCAGCGTTTTTCTTTTGAGAGCATGGATTTTCAAGAGGAAGATGAAAAGGAATTAGCATGATATCTTCAAGCACACTTTCAACAATAGTAAAGAAAATAAGGCGGCTCACGGGCCGCCCTTCTTCTAGCCAAATTACCGATGATGAGATCATTGAATATATTAATACATTTTACCAGTTCGATTTTCCAGAGCACCTTCGTTTATTCTCAAATACTGGAACTTTTTCTTTTATAACTGAAGCGAACGTCGATAAGTACAAGATGTTATCGCCAGATCCATTTAATCCAAAATTTAACGAGCTTGTTGTTTCTTTTGATGGAAATACCGAGTCAGCAGCTGACATTTACTACAATCTAAGCCCTCCTATTTATATCAATGGCCACAAAGGGTTCTATTTTCAATCGAGAGACGAGTTCATCAAAAACTATCCAGCTATAGGAAACGTATACTCTAAATTGAAAGGTAGTGGTTCATCAACTTACAACTTAACTCTACCGAAGTTTCCGATTATTGCTGGATCTGTCACTGTAGGAGCTATTGACAACACATCTTCAATGATAAAAGTCGTTGATTCACCCATAAGTCGAAGCATTGGAAATTGGTCAATTGGAAACTCATCAGATCAGCTAACAGGAAGTATTAATTACCTAAATGGCGATATAGAGATCACTTTCCCAAATATTATCCCTGTTGGCAATGAAATGACCTTCACATTCGTCCCCTACGAGCCTAACGTGCCTCAAGGAGTGCTATTCTATGACAACGTACTAACTCTTCGCCCAGTGCCAGATAAAGCCTACCCAGTGGAATTTAACGCTTTCTTGACTCCAAAAGCACTTCTAAAAAGCCTAGATAACCCAACTATGAAGCAGTGGTGGCAATATATAGCGTATGGAGCTGCTAAAAAAATATTCGAAGATTCTCAAGACCAAGAAGGGATAAACCAAATCATGCCAGCGTTTAAGGAGCAGGAAACTTTAGTATTATACAGACAAATCGTGCAGCAAACGAACGAAAGAGTGGCAACTATTTACTCACCAACAATTGATGGAGGTTTCTTTGGGATTTCAAGATAATATACCACAAGAAGATGACACACTTGCAAAAAGCCAAGAAGATTTACTGAATAATTTCCAAGCAATAAGTGTTGGATTTAACGCCAACCATGAGGGATTTAACAGCGAAAACAAAGGGATGCATAAATTCTTAAATATGCCTGAGCAAGAAGAAGCTCCTAGTACTGGCGATAGCTACGCAGCCCTTTACACAAAAAAAGTAGATGGAAAGCCAGAATTATTTTTTCGAGAGAAGAGTAACGGATCTGAGCTTAAGATTACCAATGCTTTTACCCCGGCTGCTACTGGAAATATTATAATCCCTGGTGGCATTAGATTTTCTTGGGGAGTTATATCTTTCACTGGAACTTCAAGTCCTGCTATCTATCCATCTGGAATTACAAACATTTTTAGTGTTCAGTTTTCTGTTAATGGTAATGTTCATGACAATTTTGCATGGAGTGGAATTGGAGCTAATGGATTTAAAATAATAAGACTTATCGGTACACCTATAGCAAATATTAACTGGCTTGTAATAGGTAAGTAAAATGGCTCTTGAAAGTTTTCTAATAGGACCAGTTGCTGAGGGGCAAAGAGATGACACTGAACCATTCTATTTACCGGAAGATGCTTATTCCAAGTTGGAAGATGCCTACGTATGGCGAGGGAGATTAAGAAAAAGATTCGGAGTTAGTCTAACTGGAGAAGCAGACATAAATTCTAGGCTTCGTATCAATCTTGGAAGTACCGATGAATCTGGAAATTTTGATGAAACAGTTCCTGGAATAATTTTTAAAATAGGTCAGATGTTTTCTATCGGAGAAGAGATTTTCACGGTGAATGTCGATGGCACCCCCGCCGATATGCTTATTTCTGGTGATTCTACTATAGCTACATTTGATACAACAAGTGGAGAGCTTAAAATTGAAGGAGGAGCCGAAACAACTCCAGTATATTTCTATCCAGCAGAACCAGTAATGGGACTTAGGACAAGGGAATCAGTAAAGATCAATCAGGAAATGACAGTAGCATTTGACACACAATTTGCTTATGAAAAATCTGGAAATGGATGGAAAAGATTAGGCGATGCTGTATGGACTGGTAGTAACTCTAATTTTTTTTGGAGCACAAATTATAGGGGTGGTGACGCTTATGAAACATTTTTCTACTTAACTAACTTCGTTTCTGATGACAATATTAAGTATGTCCCCTACGGATCTTCAGAATGGAAAACTCTACGACCAAAACTAAACGACATTGGCACAGATAGATTCTTAGAGACATGCAGGCTAATTCTTCCGTTTAAAGACAGGTTGGTAGCTCTTAACACTGTAGAAACGATAGATGGAACAAAGGAAAGCTTCTTTAGTAGATGTAGATTTTCTCAAAGCGGTGACCCAACAAATGAAGAAAAATCTTGGATAGACAACAGAAAAGGGAGAGGAGGATTCATTGATGCCCCAACAAAAGAGCAGATAATTACCGCATCTCGCATAAAAGACAACTTGATCGTATATTTTGAAAGATCAACATGGGAGATAGTTCACACAGGAATTCATGCCTCTCCTTTCAAGTGGCAAAAAATCAATACTGAACTTGGATGCGAGAGTACATTTTCAGCAGTTGTATTTAATGAGTCAATTTTAGGAGCCGGGAACGTAGGTATACACGGATGTGATGGAGTTAGCACAACAAGAATTGATGAAAAAATACCAGAAGAAGTCTTCAAAATCCACAACGGAAATGATGGAGCAGCGAGAGTTTATGGTATTAGAGACTTCTACAACGAAATGGTATATTGGACTTTTCCAGATCATACAGAAAATCCAGTTTACCCAACAAAAGTGCTCCTATATAATTATAGAGATGACACATGGGCGTTTATTAATGATTCATTTACATGTTTTGGATATTTTCAAAAAGTTTCTGATCTAACATGGAAAAAAGCTGATGAAATTTACTCAAGCTGGAAAGTAGCAAATAATATTTGGGGATCATCTCTCTTTCAGTCATCTTTCCCCTTTATCGTAGCTGGAAACCAACAGGGATTTGTGTTCACTCTTGATAACGGAAAATCTTCTAACTCTGAATCTCTCTATATCACTGACATGGACACAGAAACATCTACGCTTACCGTGATAAGCCACAACCTAAAAGCTAATGATTATATACTTGTAGATGGATCTATTGGAATAACCGAGCTTAACGAAGTAGTTTTCCAAGTCCAAAGTGTTAAAGACGAAAACAAATTTACAATTGATTCTGTTTTTACTGGAACGTACAAAGGTGGTGGAAAAATATCCAGAGTTAGCAATTTAAAAATTTTAACGAAAAGCTTCAATCCAGGCACCCCAACAGGAAAAAAATTTCGCATACCATTTGTCGATTTTCTTCTAAACAAAACAACAAGCGGAGAAATTTCCGTTAACTACCTTTTAGACACGGAAACAGGTAGCTCAATTCAAGAACAAGAGACTAGCGATGTCTTGCTTGGGAGTAATGTTTTGCATACTAGTGTTGAAAAGGAGTCGCAAGTTAGTCAATCTCAAATTTGGCATCGATATTACATACAGTCACAAGCACAATTTCTACAATTATCATTCTTCATGAGCGACAAACAGATGAGGGACTTAGATATTTCTCAATCTGACTTCGAGCTCCATGCGATGATTTTTTACGTAGAAGCTAGAGGAGCACTAACATATTGAGTACTAACAACTTTTTACCTGAGACTTACATTATACCAGATGAGCTGAAAGAGAAAGACTTAAAATTAAGGGACTATCTAAGCAAGATTGCAACAGCCACCAACTCTAAAGATTCGGGATTTTATGATGATGAGGAAATAGTTACTGGGCAAAAATTTATCCCCGTTTTTAGCAGTGATGGATCTTCAAACGCAGAGCACAGAGATGTTTTCAGAAAAGCAATTGATTTTGGAGCACTACCAGATAACTCCACTAAGTCGGTAGCCCATGAAATTGACACAACAAACGACTTCTCTATCGTCAAACTTTACGGAGCTGCCACGAAAACGAGTAGCACTGATTTTCAAGAGGCAATACCAATTCCATACTTGAATTCAGATGTTCCAGCTCAGGGTGTTGGTTTAGAAATGGACAATACAAATATAATTATCAAAACAAAAGCTGGTGGATTTAACTTGTACAATCGCTGTTTTGTGGTAATAGAGTACTTAAAAGTAATTTAACAAAGGTCGGTAAATATGTCGTTCAAGGATTTTATGTTCGGAAAGGGTTCAGAAGAAAAAACTAAACCTATATACAACCAGGATCAGGAAGCTCTTCTTAGCCAACTACTTGGAGGACTCTCCGGCCCTCTTTCTAGTGGTCTTGGAAATATTGGAAATATTTTAGGTGGTGATCAAGCAACTTTTGATGCTTATTTTAAACCTGCAAGAAGAGGGTTCGAAGAAGAAACATTACCGGGTATTGCAGAAAGATTTACAGGATCACTTGGCGAAGGGTCTCAGAGGTCTTCTTCTTTTGGTCAGGCTCTTGGAAGTGCGGCCAGAGATTTAGAGGAGAATATATTTTCACAGAGAATTGGAATGCAAACAGATGCTTTAGCTCAACTAATGAATATGTTTAACCCAGCTATGTCTCCAACGCAACATCAATACACAACCAACAGGCAACCTGGATTTTTAGAAAACGCGGGACTAAGTTTTATAGGAAGTGGTGGTATAGGAAGTGTATTGGATTTATTTGGTAGAAGAAAATGACAATATACACAAGTCCAGATCGTTTCGAGGATCAGACCCCATCACCCGGTGCACGATTAGGATCATCTTTAGGAGCTGGTCTGGCCGATGTTTTAAGAGAGTTCGCCGAAAGGAAGGCTGGTCAGCTACAAATTAATCAGCAATATGAAAAGGATCTTCAAAAGTCACGTGGAGATTTACCGGGAGCTATCTCAAAATTTGCAAGGGATTTTGGGAGATCAGAATCATTTAATGCCGAAGATTATGATGCGATATACAAAGAGTCCGAGCAATTAGTAGAACAAGGCTACTCTGCAAGCGAAGCTGCAAGACTTGGTACGATGAATTATGAGAAGAAAGAGGAAATAAAGGCAGAAGAAGCGGCGGAAGCGAAAGCAGCAAAAGGCTCATGGATCCAAAGGCAAGTAAAAGAGAGTCAAGACAACGCACTCTTGTGGCAAGAGAAGTATGGAGATAGGTATAGAGAGAAGAAGGAAAAATTAACAGAAACATTTAAGTCACTTTTATCTCCTACTGAAGAAGAAGCTGAAGCCAGGCGTAAATGGGCTGAAGATTCGTTTAAAATTCTTGAAACGGAAGGAAGTCTTGCTCTAGCAGAAAGCGCTAAAGAAAAATCTAAAAATCCTAACATAACTCTAAAAGATTTTTCTGAAGGAGAGTTTGCATATTTAGAACCTGAGGACATAAAGAATCTTCCAAAAGACATCCAAAAAGCAGCTACTTGGAAATCTAGCATGGCTGGAGCGAAAGTAACTTCTGGTCAGGTAGCGTCTTTCATTCCTTTTATCGGAAAAGTTTTAAGCGATAGAATATTAGAAGGCGTTGACCCTGATATACCTAAACCTCCTAGAGTTGCAGCCGTTGCTAGGCTTGCAACAGAACTTCCCTTATTTGGAGCACTTTTAGGAGGAGCGGGAAAAGCAGCGGAAGCGGGATTATCTCTTGCGAAAGGTGGAGGAGCTCTAGGTACTGCTGGAAAACTAGGGGCTCAATCTATAGGGGGAGCTGCTGTCTTCGGAGGAGATGCCCTTGCGAATGAAGCTATCAGAACATTAGGGACGGATAAGCCATTCGAGTTAAAACAAGCTGCTGTTCAAGGTACTATTGGGGCTATATTCCCTTATGCTGGAGCTGCTCTCAAAGGAATATCAAAACCTTTTAGAAATGCTATAGCCAGGAGAATGCAGAAAAATGGAATAACTGGCCTGCAAGCCACCGAGGAAATTCTTGAGAAAGCTGCTGAAAAAGGGATCTCAATTGAAAAACTCCAAGCTGGAAACAAACTAGAAGGTAAAAGGTTCTCTAAATTCCTGGAAAAGGACGCCTCTGAAACAGCGAAAAAACTTAGAAAGTTATCCATAGAAAGGTCTGAGACTGCCGCTGAGTCAGAACTGCGATTTTCAAAAAAATCCAAGGAACTTGAAAAAACCACGCTCGGAGAATATCTAGAGAAGAAAAAAGACACACCAGCAATTACAAGAAGAAGAGCCGCATTAGAACCTGATAGATTGGCTAATGAAGCGAAAATAACGAGACTTGAGAAAGAGCGAAAGCTATCAACGGTAACTTCTGAAAGGGAAGCAATCAATAAGTTATTAGATAAATCCCTGGAAAAGAGATACGTTATTGACTTTGAAGCTAAGTACAACCACAAACCTCTTGTATCAGTAGCAGAGGACAAGGCGGCTAAGTCAGCAATTACCTTGATTGGAGAAGTTATTCAGCCAACAGAGAAAGGCATGAAAGATATCATCAAAAATAACAAAACTATGACCACCTTTTTTAATAGGGCGAAAAAAGAGTTAGCAGGCGGTAAATTTAAAGGCGACGTTCCAGACAAATATTTTAAAGATTTTTTCATTAACGTGCATAAAGCTCACCTAAAGACTTACTCAAATTTAAAGGAAGACATTCTAAAGCAGATTAGAGACCCAGATTCTTACGTTAATGCACTCGGAAAAGGAGAAGAGATTCTAGGTAAGCTTGAAAATAGAATAGTAGATACAAAAACTAGATTGGACGTGCAGATACAGAAAAGAAAGGTACTTGAGCAAGTCAAAGGGCCCATGGGACCATTCTACAAAAATTGGGTAGACAAACTCAAAGGAGAGCAAAAGTTATTCACAAAAGATATGATCAGTATTTCTCATAGTATGAATCCGAAAGAACAAGCTATTTCTTC